CCTAGCCATTTGAATAGCTTGGCTTATAGATCCTTTATCTGTTTTTAACATTAATCCAACAAACGTAGGAGAAGAAAGCAATTGTCTAATAACAGCTAAACCAGCAAGAGTAGGTAAGGTTGCTAATGGAGCAAATACTATACCAGCTGCTATACCGGCTGCTACTAATCCACCAGCAGATCCACCTCTTCCAATTTCACCAACCGTAGATAAATCTATATATCTTTGAAAGTCTTTCAATCCTTGAGTAACTTCTTTGCCAAACATAGCCTCTAAAGTTTCATCACCATAGGTATCAAGGGCAGATTTCAACTGACCTGGTTTAAATATATCTGTTATGTTGCCTTTGCCGTTGTAATTAAAATCAATAGATTTAGATAGAAGTTTTTGCATACTAGCTTGTTGTACTTCTCTAAAAACTTCAGGTGTGTCTTCTAAAGTTTCTCTTAATATCCGTATGTTAGATCCTGATCTTGGTCTGAAGATTGCCTGTACGGTTTCTTCAACACCTTTGTTTGGAAGATCCACAATAGCTCTATTGGCCTCAAACATTAATTTCTTTTCTGATGCTTTTGCTAGTTCGCTTAGTTGTTGTATAAAGATAAGGCCTTGTCTACTGTCAGATAAACCTTTATTAGCCGTAGTAAAATTGTTTACAAGGTTATTCATCTCGGCAGGTTTTAAGTTTGGTTTGAGCTTTGCTAATTGATTAATTGAATCTAAAACCCTTGTGCCTGTGCTTACGCCACCTCCGGCATCTTGAAATAACTCTAACAACTTACCTTCGTTTTCACCTTCAAACTTTCTTATAGTTCTTGCAAAGGCAGTAAAGTCAATTACGTTTTCTGGACCTGATGTATCTGTAGCTGCTCTTGCGGCATTTGAAAATAATCTTTTTCTAAGTTGTGATTTTAATTCTTGTTCTTTGTTAGATGCTTGACCAAGTTTTCTTTTGTATTCATCAAAAGATCTAAGGTTTTTAAATAAGTCTGCCAAATCTTTTGTTTTACCTCTTTCTACTAATTTTAAATATACTTCGTCTGCGTTGGTGGCTCCCTTACCGCCTTGCTCAATTACATTATTGATTGCTAATCTATCAAATGGTTCTAATAATTGTGCTGATAGTTTATTAGCGTCTCTCAGGCTTTTTATTGCTTCGTTAATAACTTTTTGTTGAGCTACATCTATAGTAAACGCATCTCCTATTGGTTCGCCTGTTCGTGGATTCACTACTGTTTTAAGAGTTTCAGCAAGTTTTCTTCTAAATTCTGCCTCACCTGTAGTTTCTAACGCTGTAAAAATACTATCAGCTCCTTTTTCTCCTGCTCTCATAATTCCAGCATCATCAATTGCTACAGTTTTTCTATCGTCTAGTTTGTTTATAACTTGAATTAAAGTTCTTCTTAGTTGAGTTGGAACCATACTCATTTCAGCGTAATCTTTTAAAGTAGCGTGAGCGTTTCTTACTTGTCTCAAAGTAAGTTGTCCTTTAAGTGCTTTTGCCTCCATATCAGTTAATATCGTGTTTACTTGATTTACTAAGTTAGCATTTATATCTGGATCTTTAGCTCCAGCTATTTTATAAGCAGGGTTTGACTCTACATATTGCTGAAGAATATTTTTACCGTCTTGTAGGAATCTTGCTTGAGTTCTTCCGATTGTGTCTCTTATAGCTTTAGCAATTAGTTTTTCTTCTACGCTTGCGTTAGCAGGAACTACCATTAATTTTTCAAACAACTCATCTACAGAATCATATTTTTTACCTAAAGTTTTTATAACTTGACCTCTTGATGCCTGTAAAGTTTGAATAATATCTTTTCCAACTTCTTCTAAACCTTGTAGCTTGGTCATGTCTCCAACATTAAAAGCGTCTTCTTGAACATCTTTTAATAATTGATTTAATACTTTTGTGACAGTTTGCTCTTCTAAATTAAGAGCATTCCTAGCGGCTTGTATTTGCTCATCAAGACTACCTTTGGTTGCTTCACTAATATATTTACCTGATGCAATATCATGTATATCAACCGCTTTGAGTAATTGATTTAAGTTACCAAATAAATATGCGTTTGCCTCTTTTGCTCTTGCTGGCCCTAAAACTTGTTCTGCTATTTGTTGCGACCTACCAGGTAGTTGTTTTTTTAAAGTTGCCTGTGAGGGTATAAACTTGTAATCAAGCATATTTACTTCACCTTTTTTTATAGCTGCTCTTATTTCTCTCTCAGTTGCATCTCTTCCTAATCTTTTATCTAAAGCCATCACATCAGTAACAACTCTGCCTTTGTTTCCTTGTGCTAATAGTCTTACATCACCTTGAGGTGCTTTTCTACCAAGAAGCAAACCGTATGCCCCTCCTATACCTTCTCCTATACCTTGTCCTATAGAACCTAAAAAAAACTCAGTTTTATATAAATTATTAAGATCATCTCTGTCTTGTAACTGGAATCCTTGTTGTGTATCAAATATTTCCTCTTCAGCAGCTTTACCAACGGCAGATCCTGTGCCTGATGCAAACATTCTAGCTAAGACTTGGTTGCCTCCAAACAAAGCTCGTAATCCATTTATTATTCTTACTTGAGGTGTTAAAAACGTTAAGGCACCAACAATAGGACCTGCGATACCAGAAAAGTCAGCAAAGTCTCCTGTAGTTGTACCTTTCTCATCAATAATTGTATTAAGATCAATTACAGAGCCATCTGCTAATCTTCTTTGTTTAACATCTAATCCTAAATCTTCTAATCCTTTTGGTGTTATTGCCAGTTGCCCTTTTGTGTTTCTTGTGAAACCGTCATTACCTACTTTGTTTTCTAAAACGGCCTCTTGATCTTCTGCTGTTGTAACACCCCTGATAGAATTGAATAAATCACGTAGCACTTTATCTTTTTCTTCGCCAGTCTCAGCTCTTCCTAATTTTGATCTTAGGTCTTTGTAGTTCACACCCGTTTCATAATCAAAATATAATTTGTCATAAAACGGAGATATTGCACCTTTAGCAATTTGTGCTTTAACTTTTTGTCTAGCTTCTTCTGGGTTTTCTGCTTCGACTACTTGCGAAACGCCTTCTGCAATATTTATTCTAAATTTTTGCATTTTCTATAAATCATATGTTGGAATTGAAGACTCCAAACCCCCACCTGCAAATCTAGATCTAGCTATTGCTGATTGATTTGAAAGAGGATCTATATCTAATATTTCTTGTAAACTAGGCAGTAGTCTTGTATAAAAAGTAAGACCCTCTGCTCCTTGTCTTCCTAAGAAAGAACTATTTGTTAAAATATTTTGATACCTTTCATTCGCATTTTGAGCTAATCTTTGTCTTGATTCTTTTAACTTACCTAAAGTAGTTTGTGGATTTTCAAACGCAGATAAATCACCAAATACTGTTTCTATAATTACTCTATCTCTATCTGATATGGTTCTACCAGATTCACCTAAAATAGCTTGAAGATTTTTTTGTTTTACAACTTTAGTTAATTCTGCAACTTTAGAATCGGCACTCATTTCATCAAAATCTTGCGGCATACCTACAAAAGCAAAACCTTTATCTACCATCTTTCTAAAGAAACCTTCAGCACCACCAACAGGTTCATCATTATCTAAAGCATCTTGAATAATATCCACAGCATAATCAACAAATCCTACACCAGCTATACCGCCTTGAAAATCTGTTATGTCTTTTCTAATACTATTATTTAGATCAAGTATTTTTTCAGGTTTCATAATATCTGCACCAGTAGCATCTGCTTTTGCCTTGGCAAGTTCTATTTCTCTTTCGTACTTTCTCTTTTCTTGATCTGCTAATAATTCTCTAGCAGCTCTTTCTTCTGCCGCTTTTGCAGCTCCTGAAGCTAGCCCTGCTCCCATTTGTCCAGTTCTTACTAATTCACCACCAACATTTCTAATAAAGTTTAAGAAACGATCAGAACCAAAGAAACCAGGTTCGTCTAGTTTTCTACTTACAGGATCTCCGTCAGTATCTTTAATAAGACCATCTGCTTTTGTTTCTGTAGGAGGAGCTGGATCTGTTTTTGGGGGAGGAGGTTGATCGTCTTCTTGTTCTTCTTGCGCTTCAGCGGCAGCTTCAGGTATGGATAAAATAGGTTTTATAGGCTCTAAAAGTTCTCTAACCTCACTATCAGGTAAACCGTCAAACTTTTTTTCAACATCATCAACGCTTTCTTGTTCTGTTTTATTTACATCAATAGGTTTAATTTTTTCTAGAATAGAATCTATATTTTCATCAGGACCTATATTTCTTATTTCTACTATACCTTTAGGCATTTCCTCAGTACTTTTTTCTTCGGTAATTTCTTCAATATCTTGATCAATTGTGTCTGATAAAGAAACAATATCACCCATCTGTCGTAAACGTATTCTTGCAACATCATCTTGTGTCATTAAAGGTACCTCAGAAAATATGTCTCCCTCAGGCATGTAGCTTTGGCCTTCAGCTCGTCTTTGAATTGCTTCCTGTTCTTTTCTTTCTCCTCCAAAAGCTTTTGCCATTTGAGGACCAGTCAAATAATCTGCAATACCCCCTAACCCTCTGGCGGCTAAATTTCCTCCTCTAGCGGCTATGTTTCTTACACTTTGGCCATATCTTTGTAATTCCAATCCCGCATCTTGTACCGCCGACCCAAAATCTCCAGGCGCATATAAATCGCTACCTGCCCTTTCCTCTGGAGGAACACCCATAATATTTGCTGCAATTCTGTTTGGGTATATACCTGGTTCGTCAACTCTTGCAAATTCATTTAATATTCTTTGTATTTCAGATCCACGTTGCGCACCTGGAGCGTTAATTATCGGATATAAATCCGTACCGTCTAACAATCCTTCACGTACCGCCTGTTCAAATTTATTTAGATCTATAGTAAAAGTCTCATTACCTACAATAACTTGGTTTGGAGCGACACCAACTCCACCACCATTTGCAAACATTTTCCTTTGAAGGTAACTCATTAAGTTGCTCTTGGTGGTTGTAGTGATGCGTAAGCTGAGAATGCAGCACCAAGACCTTGTGCGCTTGGATCAGGAGCCATACCGTAAGTTGAATCAATTTGACTACCTGCTTGCTTGTACCCAGGTAGCATAGAACCAATAGTCTGCATAGTTTGTAACGGCCTCATCTGTTGTCCTATCTGTTGAGCAAACTGCCTTCCAAATCCTGTATCTTGTATTCCTCTAGCGGTAGCTCCCATACCCATAAGTTCAGATCTTTGACCTCTACCTAATCCTTCTAGGTTTGTACCAATACCAGCTAATTGACCGCCATATCCTGCTAATTGCGCACCTAGAGCAGATGCCCCTGCACCTCGTTGTCCGCCTATACCTAATAAACCACCAGCTAATCCTGCTCTTGCAGCAGCTTCGCTTTGACCAAATTGTTGTAAGTTTCTAGCTAATCCTTGATCAGCTCCTAATCTTGATCCAGCAAATCCACCCAACCCTTGAGCCGCAGCTCTTTCTGCTGCTCTTTGTCTAGCAAACTCACCCATACCTGTTTGTTGTGCTTGTGAAAAACCTCTAGATCTAATATTTGACAAAGCATCTCCAAGACCCCTGCCGAGCGCTTCTCTTCTTTCTTCTGCGCCAAGTCTTGCTCTAGATCCAAAAGCTGATTCACCACCAGCAGAAATAGCTTGCGCTCTTGCAGCTATATCCTGTTGATCACCAGCTTTCATTATGTCATCTATAGTTTGTTGAACTACTCTATCTTCGTAAGGATTGTAGTACTGTTCTGTCATCATAGGATCGTAAGCGCCTAAAGTGCCTCTTAAAAGATCTTCCGACTCAACTAAACGGTTGCCGTATTGATCTACAGCCCCTGTTGCAATACCTCTAGCTTGATCAATACCAGAAAGAGCGCTTCCTAAACCAAGACCGTATTGTTCTTCTGCTCTACTAAAATAAGGATCTTGTAATTGTTCTGCCCTTCTTGATTGTGCTATTGCCTGATTAACTAAATCTTGTTGTTGGTCAAAAAATGGTTGAAACTGACCAAGGCCTGCTTGCGCTCTTTGTCTTGCTATATTTTCTAAAGGATCTAATCCGGCAGTTTGTTGTAAGGGTACATCAGTACCTATAAGGTTTGCACCTGCTTGTTGTAATTGGTTGTAAAAACCAGGAGTGCCTTCAGTTCCAAAATACAAAGCCCGTATTAACGGGTCTGTTATAGTTTCAGAGCTTATCTGACTCTGAAGTACAGGATCAATTGTTTGAGCCATTATGCCATACTCCCAGATTTGTTATATTTTTCAAAAGTGTCCATTAATTGATTCATAACATTAACACCTTTTTTTCTATTAGGTTTACTAGCAGCTATCAACTCAATACCTTTTTTTGTTTTGTTGAATTTAAATCCACCCGCTCCGTTGTTAGCAGCAGCGGTCATTACAAACTCACCATCACTAAGCATAGCAGGTATGTCATCTGAAGTTCCTGTACCAGGGCCTGATGACTCACCACCTTGACGCATATCAAGTTCTTGTACGACTGCCAAACCACCTTCATTAAAATGTTGTCTACCAAAACCTATTGGTCCACCAAAAGCAGCAGCTTGCCTGGGCCTTACGCCTAAGTCAAAACCAGCAAATACAGGT